ATAGATTTTTTGCTTTTGGAACTGGTGTTTGTTCAGAATGTCTGAAGCAAGACAGAGAGGGATTGAAATACAGATACAAACGTTATTGTGATAACGTTGATGTAGAAATGGATAGAGAGACTGCTTGGAAAATATTTCGCAAGTTAAATGTTATCGGGGAAATTATAATACAAGAAGAAGGGCCATGTTACAATCCTGAAGAAAAAATAAAAGAGTTTAATTTTAATGAAGAAGAAATGGCAGAGTTGGAAGCACAAATTGATCAGTACGTGAAAAATTGGGTAAATCATGGATTGGCAGATTGGGCTACTGGCAGATATACTTCAGTATAGGTAAAAGTAACAGCTAAATAATTAACAACACACGCACCAACAAGGCAGCCTCCCCGGGGGCTGCTTTTGTTGTACCCAAAAACGACGAATAGAGGTGATGAGACATGGCCAGAGCGCCGGATCCAAGAATTGAACAGGCAAGGGCCATGTGTCTGAAAGGCATGAAATTAGTTGAGATTGCAAGTCAACTGAATCTGCCGGAAGGTACTGTTCGAAGTTGGAAAAATAGATATAAATGGGATTGCAACGTTGCAAAAGAAAAACGCAACGTTGCAAAAAGGAAAAAGGGCGGTCAGCCAGGCAATCAAAATGCAACCGGTCCGCCGGAGAATAAGAATGCAGTTAAGACAGGAGAGTTTGAGACTCTCTTTTTTGATTGCTTAGAACCAGATGAACAGAAGCTGATCCAGACAGTACAGCCAGATAAAGAGCAGCTGCTTCTGCAGGAGATTCAGCTGCTGACTGTCCGGGAACGGCGTATGTTAAAGCGGATTGAATCCCTGAAGTTCCTGGAGCAGACTTCGGATCCGGAAGATGACCAAGGGGAGGATGAGCTTGAAAAAGCACCTCCCGGAATGTCTGTTACAAAGTACAAATCTGGAATGGAGAAAGGAAAGCCAACACTCCTGAGGGAATACGAAGGAATCCTTGGTCAGATCCAGTCCATTGAGGATGCGTTGACCAGAGTCCAGGCCAGACGCCAGAGGGCAATTGAAGCCCTGCATAAATTTGGTTATGATGATGCTCATCTGGAGCTTGAAACTATGAAGTTCGAGCTGGAGCTTCTGAAACAGGATGGACAGAACGAGGATGATACAGATGACGGCTTCCTGGAAGCCATGAATGCTTCTGCCGAAAATGTCTGGGGTGATGAGGATGTATGAGAAACTGAGCAGCCTTAAGAAGCGCCTGCAGCAGATGAAGCAGAACCGGACAACCAGACAGAACGGCCAGACATTTCACTTCTCTCCATTCTCAAAGAAGCAGAAACAGGTACTGACCTGGTGGTGCAAAGAATCCCCAGTCCATGACAAAGATGGAATCATAGCAGACGGAGCTATCCGATCAGGAAAGACTGTCAGCATGTCGCTGTCTTTTGTTATGTGGGCAATGAGCGGCTTTGCAGGTCAGAACTTTGCCATGTGCGGAAAGACAATCGGCTCCTTCCGGCGAAATGTTTTGTTCTGGCTGAAGCTCATGCTTCGATCAAGAGGTTACTCTATCACGGATCACAGAGCAGACAACCTGGTAGTTGTGCGGAAGAATAGTATTGAAAACTATTTCTACATCTTTGGCGGTAAAGATGAACGTTCTCAGGATCTTATTCAGGGTATTACACTGGCTGGTGTGTTCTTTGATGAGGTTGCACTGATGCCGGAATCCTTTGTCAACCAGGCAACAGGACGTTGCTCTGTGAAAGGCTCCAAGTTTTGGTTTAACTGTAACCCGGACGGGCCGTATCACTGGTTTAAGGTCAACTGGATTGACAAGTCTACCGGATATCTGGGAAAAGAACAGGTCGAGAAGATTCGCCAGAAGGCAAAAGCAGAAGGCAAGGATCCAGGACTGAAAGCGCTTCTGTATCTGCATTTTACCATGGATGACAACCTGTCCCTGGATGAAGAGGTAAAAACCAGATACCGCAGCATGTACATTGGCGTATTCTTCAAGCGTTACATCCTGGGATTATGGGCAGCAGCCGAGGGCGTTATTTATGATATGTTTGATGAAGCCAGGCATGTCCGCGATATCAAGGATTTCTTTCAGCTTCTGATCAACGGCAACCGCTATGTTTCCTGTGACTATGGTACTCAGAATGCAACCGTCTTCCTGCTCTGGAACAAAGGCAGGGATGGAGTCTGGTACTGTATCCGGGAATATTACTATTCAGGACGTGATAAAGGCAGACAGAAAACAGATTCTGAATATGCAGATGATTTAAAAAAATGGCTGGATGGTACGAAGATAAAAGCAATCATCGTGGATCCATCTGCAGCTTCCTTCATTGCAGAGCTCCGCAAGCGCGGGTACAAAGTGCTGAAAGCCAACAATGATGTGTTGGATGGAATCCGCCTAGTGGGAATGCTGCTGAATTTGGAACTGCTGAAATTCGCCAGTTCCTGTACAGAAACCATAAAAGAATTTGCTTCCTACATCTGGGATGAAAAAGCCCTGGAACGTGGGGAGGATAAGCCAGTTAAGCAGCACGATCACAGCTGTGACGCTGTACGTTACTTTGTGAGCACAGTGCTTGGCAGCAGGGTAGCGAGACTTCGAGAAATAAGTAGGTGAGAACAATGTATATATTTACAATTCCAAGAGAAAAATTTGACGAGCTGGCACCGGACAAAAGGATCATCCGTCAGCTAATCAGTAAGCACATCAGCCAGGTTGAAGATCTGAAAAAGAACATGGCTTATTACCAGGGCAAACATAAGATCCTGGAAGATGCCAAGCGGGAAAACAGGCTGGTATGCAACCATGCAAAGGACATTTCAGACACAGCCAGCAGTTATTTTATCGGAAATCCGGTTACTTATAAGTCAGATGCTGATATAAAGGATTTGACAGATTCGCTGGAGACAGCAGGGGCAGATGAGACTGACGGTGATAATGGTCTGGATCTTTCCATCTATGGCTTGGCTTATGAATATGTGTATGTGAAGGAAAATGAGAATAATCTACTGACCAAGAACCTGTCCCCGGAAAATACGTTCATGGTAAAAGATGACAGCATAGAGGAAAACGAGCTCTTTGCTGTCTATTATTATGTCCGGAAAGATGATTCGGAGACGGGACCGGAGCATTACATAGCAACCGTGCTGACGCCGAATTACAAGTATGAGCTGGACATCCAGAACAATGAAGTACCACAGCTGACAACAGAACTGCCAGTTCCCCATTACCTGGGAGAAATCCCGATTATTGAGTATTTGAACAATAAGCTTGCCATTGGGGACTTTGAGCTTCAGATTCCTCTGATCGACGCTTACAACGCACTGATGAGCGACCGTATTACAGACAAGGAGCAGTTTATTGATGCCATTCTTGCCATTTATGGCACGTTGCTCTCAGATGAGGATGAATCTGGTACGGAAGAGGAAGATCAGAATATCAAAAAGGCAAAAGAAAGGCTGAAAAAGTACAAGGTGCTTGAAATGCCTGATACAGCTAAGGCAGAGTACCTGACCAGGACGTTTGATGAATCCGGAGTGGAAATCCTAAAAAAAGCTATTGAACAGGATATTCATAAATTTTCCCATATTCCCTGTATGTCAGATGAATCCTTTGGTGGAAATGTGTCTGGCGTGGCTATGGAGTTTAAGCTTCTGGGAATGGAGAACATCACCAAGATAAAGACCAGATATTACAGAAAAGGTTTAAGAAAGCGCATTCGGATTTTTTGCAATTATCTGGAGCTCCATGGCAAGAGTGTGGATCCGGCCGGAATCACAATGACTTTTACCAGGGCACTGCCGAAGAATCTGTTGGAGATCTCCCAGATTGTGGCAAACCTGTGGGGAAAAGTAAGTAGAAAAACACTACTGTCCCAGGTACCATTTGTGGATGATGTGGACGAAGAACTGAAAGCTTTGGATGAAGAGACAGAAGAGAACCTGAAACGGCAGCAGGAGGTCTTTGGCATGCAGGAGAACACACCACCACAAGATGGTAATCCGGATCAGAAGGAACCAGATAAATCTGAAAAGGATGATGCTGAATGAGTAACTACTGGGAAAGACGCGCCGTGTGGGACTTATACAAGAACCTGGATAACGCAGAAGCCACAGCTGATCTGATCGCAAAAGTGTACAGAAGTGCTTCCATGAATCTGACTTACGCTGCGAAAGATATATTTGAAAAGTATATGACAAAGCATAAATTGTCAGAGGCAGAAGCCCGCCGGTTATTGGATACCTTACAGGATAAGACTTCTCTGGATGAAGTTCTGCAGACATTAAAGAATAAAGATTATTCAGAAAAGACCAAGCAGGAGCTTGTCCAGGAACTGGAATCTCCGGCGTACCGCGCAAGGCTTGAAAGACTACAGGATGTTATGCAGCAGGTAGACAAGCTGATGGAAAACGTTTATCACCAGGAACAGCAGTTTGACACCAGTTTCCTCCGTGATCTGGGAGAAAGGGCTTATTACCAGTCCATTTACAATATCCAGAAGCGTACCGGTCTTGGATTTAGCTTTTCCCATATCAGCCAGAAACAGGTTGATCAGGTGCTGCGAATGAACTGGTCTGGAAAGCATTACTCAAAGCGTATATGGAAGAATACGGAAAATCTGGCTCAGACATTGAAGGAAGAAATGCTGGTCAGTCTTCTCACTGGCCGCACGGATCGGGAGACAGCACAGATCATTGAAAACAAATTCGGGGCAGGAGCTATTCAGGCAAGACGGTTGGTGAGGACAGAAAGCTGCTTTGTAGCTGGTGAGCTTACTGCCAGGGCTTATGAGGAATGCGGCGTAGAGAAATACCGATATCTTGCAACTCTGGATTTGCGAACAAGCAAGATTTGCCGGAGCCTGGATGGGAAGGTTTTCCCTTTGTCAGAAAGACTGGTTGGAAAGAATTATCCGCCAATGCATCCTTGGTGCCGTTCTACCACTATTAGCATCATTGATGAAGAAACTCTTGCTCGGATGAAAAAAAGAGCTTACAACCCGGGTACGGGATGTATCGAATTGATACCGGCAAATATGACCTATGACCAGTGGTATGAGAAATATGTGAAAGGGAATGCCAAAGCTGAAGCACAGGAAAAAGCAATTAAAAATAATTCTTCTGACAGAGAACAGTATGAACGTTACCAGAAAGTTTTAGGCAAAACCGTCCCGAAATCTTTTGCAGACTTCCAGGATATGAAGTATAATGAACCTGAGATGTGGAAGTTCATGAAGCTGGATTACCAGAGAAGAAGTGAACTTCTGGAACATCCGGAACTGAAGCTACCGAATGCAGAAAAAGCTATTCTGCCAGAGCCTAAGTTTACGAAATATTTGTTTGACGAAAACAGTAAAAGCGGATATCCTAAGGGCAGAGCTTTTACAGATCGTTTGGGTTATGGAATGGACAATTGGCAGAAACTGCAAAAAGCATTAAAAAATGGTGCACCAAGATATCCAGCTCAGTATGTTGACAATAACGGATACGGCGACAGATATGTTCAGAAGATGGTCCTTTATGGTGAAAAGGGAACACCGGCAAATGTAATTGTAGCATGGCTCAAAAATGCAGATGGCACAACAAAGTTGACCAGCGCGTACATTAAGGAGGCGAAGTAAATGCAGATAAAAGAATTTGATACAGTGCTTTTAAAAGATGGACGCGAAGCAGCGATTGTCGAAATATTAGATGATACACATTTCCTTGTGGATGTAGGGGATTCGCCTGCTGACTGGGATACTATTAACGCAACTATGGATGATATAGAAAAGGTAATTTCTAACTAACAATTGTTAATACCGTTACAAAAACAATGATAGCACGTTGAAAAACGTGTTATTTTTGTACTTATTTTTAAGAAAGAGAGGTCAAGAAAATGATATTTGCAGAAGCATTAAAGACTATGAAAGGTGGAAGGGGAGTAAAACTTCCATCATGGGGAGGATATTGGTGGTGGGATGAAGAATCTCAGACAATCCTTATGTACACAAAAGATGGTGGCTGTATGGACATAAGAGAAACACAGAATGTCGAGTATACAATTCAGAATATTCTTTCTGACGAATGGATTGTTGCAGATGGTCAGAATTGTCCGATTCTTGGAGGAGAAGCAGCATTCTCTTTCGGTGAAGCCATTAAGTACCTGAAAAGAGGCATGAAAGTAGCAAGAAAAGGATGGAATGGAAAAAATCAGTACATTCAGCTTGCTACTGATATTTCATATAAGACAGCAGCTGGTAGGATTATAAACTGTGAGCATGAAGCGATTGGAAATAAAGCAATCGCATTTGTGGGAACATCAGGCGTTCAGATGGGATGGCTTGCATCACAGGCGGATATGCTGGCAGATGATTGGGTAATTGTGGAGGAATAACAACATGGAGAATGAAGAATTTCTGAGATTATGTAAAGCAAAAGTTGCAGAGTATACCAATAGTCACATGGATGTTACAGACCGGCAGCAGGTGACTGTACATGATGTGTATGTGGTATGGAGTTGTAAGACCTTGCAGAACAACAAGGCACTGCTTAGCACTACGGTACCAGATGGCATGTACTATGAGCTGACATATAACGGCGATAAGAACGAACTGTATATGGATGCCTATAAGAAGTTTGAAAACAGATGCTTCAAAATGTAGGAGGAAGAAAATGAAAAGAAGAGCAACCAAAAGAATTGCAGTATTAATGGCACTGGTAATCCTGGTATGTTTTGTAGCTACGGGTTGCACAGAAGCTGATCAGGTGAGTGCGAATATTTCACAGGAGGCAGATAACTTCAATGTAACCAGAAAACTTACTGTTTTGAATGCCAGAACAGATACAATCCTGTTGGAATTGACTGGAACATTTGCACTGAAGAATAACTCTTCAAATGAACTGGAAGTAATTATTGAGACCGCAGAAGGGAAGTACCAGAAAGACTATGTTTATTTGAATGACTATACCATGTATGTAGTTGAAGACATTTCTGGATCGGATGTGGACAAGTACCATTATGAGATTAATTTTCTTCCACAGTGGGGATTTAAAGTCACACATAATGATTAAATTTGTGCCGGCGCAAGAGGAGGTGAGAACCATGAAAATAAAAGCAATCAAGCGTTACAGCGACATCCGTCTGCATAAGGTAATCGAACCTGGTACCGTCCTGGATGTGGACGAGGCCAGAGCAGATCATCTGGTGAAGGAAGGGATGGCTGAAATCGTGAAGGAACCAGCTAAGACCGCACAGAGAAAGGAATAGGTGATCCAATTATCTCCCTCTGGGACGCAGGGTGACGCGTCTTATTTTTATGCTCCGAAATGAGGGTAAACTAAAAAATCTGAAACGAATGGCCCGGGCCCTGTAGGGAATAGGCTGGGCGGAAAGGATAGACATGAGAAATAGAATTGTAAAAGCATTTTGTAAAGTACCAATGAACCTGCAGCTTTTTGCAGAAGGAGGAGACGGCGCTGGGGCTGATGGCGGCAATGGCGGTGGATCTGGCGAGGGCGCAGGCGGTGAAGGTGGAGCTGGTGGAGATACCCCTCCATCTTTTGATGACTTCCTGAAGACCGGCGGCAACCAGGCGGAGTTTGACAGACGTGTCCAGAAGGCGGTCAATACGGCAGTGACAAAAGCCCAGGAGAAGTGGCAGGCACTGGCGGATGATAAGCTTTCCGAAGCCGAGAAGCTCGCCAAGATGACAAAGGAAGAAAAAGCGCAGTACATGCAACAGAAAAAAGAAAAGGAACTTACTGACAGGGAGGCAGCAATCACACGTAAGGAGCTGATGGCAGAAGCCAAGAACACTCTTGCCAGTGACGGGCTTCCCCAGGAGCTTGCAGAGGTGCTGGATTATTCAGACGCTGATACTTGCAAGAAATCCATGGAGAAAGTCAAAGAAGTGTTCCAGAGAGCTGTAGAGACTGCAGTGGAGGAAAAGCTGAAAGGCGGCAAGCCTCCGAAGAAGGCACCAGGCGGTGACGCACAGAAAGCCCTGGAAGAACAGGTGTATAACATCATGATGGGCAATAATTAAAGGAGAGTGAATAAATTATGGCAATTAATACATTAGCAGCTGCAACCTTATTTATGACTATGCTGGATAAGGTCGCAGTACAGGAAGCAACCACCGGTTGGATGGACGCCAATGCGGGACGTGTGATCTATAACGGTGGAAATGAAGTAAAGATCCCGAAAATGTCCCTTCAGGGAATGGGAGATTATGACAGGGATAACGGATATACACAGGGCTCCGTTACTCTGAATTATCAGACAAAAACAATGACTCAGGATCGTGGACGTCTGTTCAATCTTGATCCAATGGATATCAACGAGGCGAACTTCATTCCAACAGCGTCTGCTGTTATGGGTGAGTTCCAGAGAATGCACGTAGTTCCAGAGATTGACGCTTACCGTATCTCTAAAGTGGCTACAGAAGCAATCACAGCTGAAAAGGCAGGAATGGTGGATTATGGCTACGCTCCGGGAGCCACTGGAACTTCTGCGCTCAGAGCTTTTAAAGAAGGTATCAAGGCGGTACGGGATAACTATACCGGACCTCTTGTATGCCAGGCAACTACTGATTTTATTATGGAGCTTGAACTGGAACTTGCTGGAAAAATTACTGCGACAACCTTTTCAAAAGGCGGCATTGATACACAGGTTCCTTCTGTGGACCGCGTGCCGATTATTCCAACATCCTCTAACCGTATGTACACTTCTATCAAGATCAATGATGGAAAGACAGAGGGACAGAAACAGGGCGGTTATGAAAAGGGAACTACAGCAAAGAATATCAATTTCTTTATCTGCCCGGTAACCACACCGATCGCAATCACAAAACAGGATGTCATGAGAATCTTTGATCCGTTAGTAAACCAGAGATTAAACGCATGGCAGCTGGATTACCGTAGATTTCATGATATCTGGATCCTGGAGAACAAACTGGATTCCGTTTATGTGAATATCAAGGAGGCAAAAGCATGAGAGTGATCAGAGAAAATGTGGAACGCGAAGTGGATGCTTCCAAGTGCAAGCAGCTGCTTAAAGATGGCTATAAGCTGGTAGAGACTTCCGGGGATTCCAAAAAGGAATCCTCAGAGGCAAAAGCTCCTAGAGACCTTGACAGCATGGGCCTGGCAGAGCTTCGAGCTGTTGCCAAAGAAAAAGGTCTTTCCGGCTATTCCAGTCTGAGCAAAGAAGAACTGCTTGGCGTCCTGAAAGGGTGATTGGATTGACGGATGAAGAGAAGGCAAAAGCCATAGAGCGTTTGAAAATCCTTACCGGCAACAATGATGAGAAACTGATTGGAGTGTTGATTGACGAGGCGGAAGCGTTTGTTCTGGGGTATACCAACCGGACCAGGCTTGTTACCGGGCTTGAAAAAGCTGTGCGCGATCTTGCAGTGATTGCCTTGAACCGTCTGGGAACAGAGGGTGAGACAGGCAGAAGTGAAGGTGGTGAGTCCTATTCTTTCGACAACGCTCCCAGGCAGATTTATGATGTACTGAACCGTTTCCGGCTAGCCAGAGTAGGAGGCAGAACCTATGAGACTAAGACAGAGCAGACTTGAGACTTATTATCATAGAAAACGGGTAGTAAAAAAGGACAATGAGGGCAGCACTTATGAAGAGTACGGTGCTGCCAGCTCCTTTTCTGGAGAGTCCTGGCCAGCTTCCGGGAAAGTCCAGGCGCAGCAATATGGACAGCGGCTTGGGTACATCCGTAATGTGAAAATTAACGGAGAATATGCCATCAAGCCGGATGAAAATGGACGGTTGCATTACATTCTGGATAATGGTACTGATCTGATGGAACTGGATGGAATCTGCCTGTTCGTTGGTGAGAATACTGAGCCGGATTACAGGATTGTTGCAATTAAACCATACCGTTTTCTGACGCTGGAGGTGGAACGGACATGAGCGCGGAAGGTCTGGATGAACTGGAAATAAAGTTGGATCAACTGGCAGATGTTGATCTGAAAAAGGCAGTGGGAAAAGCTGTCCAGACTGTACGAAGTGCAGCGATGATGAATATGAATGAACATATAGACACAGGGGCGCTGAGACAGAAAATTTACGCAGATGTGGAAGATAATGGTGATGCGGCAATCGGGACCTGCTGGACAAATGAACTTTATGCGACCTATCTGGAATTTGGTACCGGACCGAAAGGCCAGGAGAACCATGCAGGTATCTCACCAGAGATTACTCCAGCTTACACTCAGAGTCCCTGGTGGATCCATGAAAGCCAGGTTGATAAACGTGTGGCTGAAAAATATCACTGGTTTTATATGGATACACTGAAAGGACGCTTTTATCAGTGCACCGGACAGCCCGCTTATCCGTTCATGTACCCGGCGTTAAAAGACAACCAGGAACTGATCCTGGAAGGAATGCGGGCTGATTTTTCCGCTGCGATAAAGGAGAGCATTGAATGAAAAATGTAAAAGATGAAGTGTATGCGGCACTGCTCACTGTTTCAGAGCATGTGTCCGATACATATCCGAAAGAATGGGCAGGGAATGAACCGACCATTCAGTTTACCGAGGAAGACAACAGCGTCTTTGAAGGCAGTGGCAGTGCAGAAGGAATGAGAGAGGATAAATCCAAGGTCAGATATCGCATTGATATCTGGGATCTTAAGAATACCTCACCAACTGCTGTTGCTGTAGACAAGGCTGTGTCAGCCCTTGGATTAAAGCGTATCGGTTGTGCGGATATTCCGGATCCATCCGGCATGAAGCATAAGCAGATGAGGTACGAAGGAATTATTGATATGGATTCAGACCAGGTATACTGGCTGAATTAAGAAAGGAGAACGAAGCATGTTAGCAAATGGTGCAAAGTTAGGATATAAAAAGAAATCTGAAGCAAGCTCCGCGTATAAAGACCTTCCGGGATTGAAAGAGATTCCGGAGCTCGGCTCAGAGCCGGAAAAAGTAGAAAATACAACTCTTACAGACCCTCATAAGATGTATGAGCTTGGAATTGGTGACTTACCAGATATGGTGTATAAGTACAAGTACGATAACACTAAGGCAGACAGCCCGTATCGTGTTATGCGTCAGGCGGCAGAGGACAAAGAAGTATTAAGTTTTGAAGAGTCAGATATAGATGGCACCAAAATCCAGTATGACGCACAGGTCTCCGTAAAACGTACTGGTGGAGGCGTCAACGGTGTGATCGAGTTCGAACTGACTATGATCGTGCAGTCTGATATTGTATACGTGGATCCGGCATAAGGAGGTAGCACATGGAGAGTTTAGGCGGATTAAATGATGTGTCCGAAAAGGACGAGATGAAAGAGGAAAAGGTTGTAAACCTGGATGAAGAGAAAAAGAAGCGCAAGCCCTTCTGGTACTGGACAGTAAAAGGCAGGGATTACAGACTGAAACTGAAAGCTTCTACAATTGGCAAGCTGGAGAACAAGTATCGCCAGAATATTATGAACCTGGTGGAAGACATGCCCTCCCTGTCGGTCATGCTGACTATTATTCAGGCAGCTATGGAGCCCTGGGAGCATGGGATTGATTACCCGGATATCCAGAAGATTTACGATTCCTGGACCGAGGAAGGTGGAAACCAGGTTGATCTGTTCAAAAAGGTGGTAATCCCTACCCTGGTGGTTTCGGGTTTTTTCCCGGAGAAACAGGCTCAGAGCATCATGGAGGAGCTGGAGAACCAGTAAAGACAACCTCAGAGTTTCTGAGCGAATTGTACCCATATGCCCTTGATGCAGGTATTTCCATTGACCTGTTTTGGAATTCTTCTGTAAATGAGATCATAGACATGCTGGAAAGCTACGGCAGACGGAAAGAGCAGGAACGTAAGCTGAAAATTCAGGACGATTTCATTATAGCAGAAGTGATTGCACTTAATATCCTGGCACCTGTTGCTGGTGATAAAGAGGCAATGCCCCATCCCTGGGATTACTATCCAAGCTTTTTTGAGATTGAGAAAAAGTCCTGGGAAGAGAACCAGCTGAAACAGCAGATGGAAGACTATAGGGAACGAAGAAAAGCATATATTGCAGAAGTAAACAGACGAAGGCAGTTAGGCTTATAACCCGACTGCCAGTTTTTATGCCCTGAGGAGGTGAAATGAATGGCAGACGATAAGAATCTTGCAACCTTAAAGGTTACCGTGACAGCGGATAAGAGCCCATTGAAAAAAGCACTGGACAGTGCCAAACAGGACACTGCGAAAAGTACATCGCAGATCCAGGGGATGCTGCAGAAAATCAGAAAAACAATGTCCTCTGTTTCTTTAAAGGGAATGGTAAAAGACTTTCAGGTGAAATCTGGAATAAAAGTACCAACTCAGGAATTTAAAGATGCAACTGAGAGCTTATATGAGTTAAAGCGTAGTCTTGAAGAAGCTAATGAAGTGCTTGATAAATATTATAGTAAACGCGAAAAGATGGAAGCCTTGGGCGTAAAGACAGAAAGCAAATCTTGGAAATCTTTAGCATATGACATTGAAAATGCAGAGGCAGCAGTAAAGAGATATAGTAAAGCAGTAGATGCAAAAGAGTCTGAAATAGTCGAACTTCAAAAAGGAAGCGGATATAAAAGAGGATATTCATTTCCAAAAGAAATGCTAAAAGGCATTGGTAAAGTAGCAGGTCTCGGTGCATCAGCGGTTTCGAAAGGCTGGGGTGGACTGGTAAGAATCCTTGGCGGAGTCACCTCTGCATTTTCAAAAGTAGGCGGTGTGATCAGACGTACATCTGGTTTATTCGGTGCACTGATTCAGAAATTCACAAGCGGAATTCCTATTCTAAACCGGTTCACCGGTGGAGTAAAAGACAATGGCAGTTCCTTTGGCGGCGGACTGAAAAATCTGCTGAAGTATTCCTTGGGAATCCGAAGTCTGTTTGCCTTGGTGAACAAGCTACGGAGTGCACTGGTGGATGGATTCAAAAATCTGTCTCAATACAGCGGGGATACCAATAACAGCCTTTCCATGCTGATGTCTTCTTTGACTCAGCTGAAAAATACTTTTGCAGCAGCATTTGCACCGGTACTGAATATTGTGGCACCAATCCTGAATGCAGTAATTCAGAAAATCATTTCTGTGGTAAATGCAATTGGACAGCTTACCAGTGCTTTGACCGGCGCCGGTACCTTTATCAAAGCCAAACAGCTGAACCAGAATTATGCTGCAAGTCTTGACAAGAACACAAAGAGTGCCAACAAGGCAAATGATGCAAATAAAAAGCTGCAGCGCACACTTCTTGGGTTCGACCAGATCAATAAACTGGATGATACGTCCGGTTCCAGTTCTTCTGACAGTGCCGGTACTGGTGGTCTTACTGGAAAGGACATGTTTGAGACACTGAATGTTTCAAACGAAATGAAAGCACTTGCAGCGCAGATCAAGGAAGCCTGGAGAAATGCTGATTTTACCGGAATTGGCAGAATTGTTGGACACAAGCTGAATTCAGCCTTGCAGAACATTCCATGGGATTCTATTCAGAATACCTGCAACCGGATTGCAAAGAGCACAGCTACATTCCTGAATGGTTTCATAGAGGCTACGGACTGGAATTTAGTTGGGAATACGCTATCCCAGGGAATCAACACGGTATTCGGAACTGCTAATACCTTTGCTGAGAATTTCAACTGGGGAAGCCTGGGAAATGCCGTAGGAAACGGTATCAATGGGGCTCTTGGCGGTCTTGACTGGAATCTGATCAATGAGACGGTCTTTAATATTGCAAAAGGTATTACGGATGGACTGAACGGATTTATCCAGACAACAGACTGGGGACTGGTAGGGCATTCGCTTGGAAACGGGATTAATACAGTTATAGGTTTTATTCACACTGCAATAGAGAATTTTGACTGGATTGGAACCGGTAATGCGTTGTCTGAATTTGTAAACAGCGCGATCCAGACGGTTGACTTTGCTGGCATTGGAGATACATTCTCCGATGGCTTGAAAGGTCTGCTGGATTTTGGAATAACTGCTCTTGAAGGGATTGACTGGTACCAGCTGGGAGAAAAAGTCTGGGAAGGTCTTGCGGCAATTGACTGGAATGGAATCGCAGACCGTACTTTCGAACTGATCGGTGCGGATTTTGGAGGTCTTGCGGCTTTCTTGGGAGGCGTAATCAGCGAAAAAGTGCAGGAGGCAAAGCAGTATTTCCAGAAGAAGATTGAAGAGTGCGGTGGAAATGTAGTTGAAGGTATTTTTAAAGGTATTGTTGATGGTGTGAAGGGAATCGGTACCTGGATCAAGCAGCATATCTTTGATCCATTTATCGATGGTTTCAAAAATGCATTCGGAATCCACAGTCCATCGACAGTCATGGCTGAACAGGGTGGCTTTATTATTTCAGGACTCCTGAAAGGTCTGAAGGATAATATCGGTTCTGTCTTAACCTGGATTGGAAAAATTCCAGGAAGGGTGAAGGACAAGCTGTCAGATGCCAAGGACTGGCTGGTTGAGACTGGCGGGAATGTTTTATCTGGTTTAAAAGATGGATTGAGTGAAAAATGGGACAGCATAGGGGACTGGTTCCAGGATCTTCCAAATAAGATCAGCAATGCAATCCCAGATTTGTTCAATACCGGAAAAAATGCAATCCAGAACTTTGCCAGTGGATTTGGTTCCGTACATATTCCGCTACCGCATGTTTCCGTATCCTGGAATAAACACAACGTAGGTCCTGTGAGTTTCTCTACACCAAGCTTTGGATTGAGTTGGTATGCCAAAGGCGGTTTCCCAGAGAACGGCGAAATGTTCATGGCACGCGAGAGTGGTCCTGAGTTGGTCGGCCGAATGGGAAGCAAAAATGCCGTTGCCAACAATAACCAGATTATTGAAGGTATCCGTTCTGGTGTATATGATGCTGTGGTAAATGCCCTGGAGAGCAGATCACAGTCCAAAGACGGAGAGGCAGAGATCCATATTTACCTGGAAGGTGATGCAGACAAGCTGTTTAAGATTGTCCGAAAAAAGGGACAGCAGTATCAGAAATCTACTGGGAAACCGGTATTTAGTTAGGAGGTGGTCGGTTGAGTGACTTTGTAAGCGGCGATACAACAACTACTACAACATCTTCAGATATTGAGATTGACGGAGTTGCAATGCCAGGGCTTAAGCTGAACGGTCTTACCGTGACCAAAGAAAAAATATGGTCAAAGAACACTGGACGCGCAGCTAATGGTGAGATGGTAGGAGACCTGATCGCAATTAAATATACTTTGAAATGCAGCTGGCCGCCGTTAACAAGAGAACAGGCAGTGGTGATCGATAAAGCCGTTTCCCCTGCTTTTTTCAATGTGACGTTCCTGGATCCAGGGACAAATACCAAAGTAACAAAAAGATTTTATGCAGGCGCTCCAGCGTACCCCGTATATACCTACCGTAAAGGTGTGAAGACGTACCAGGGTGTGGCTGTAGACTTGATTCAAAAATAAGGAGGAAACCAAAATGTTAAAAGGAACAAAATCAACATCCATGAATTTTAACAGCATGATCAATGATAAATCAGCTGTCTATATGTCTGCTCAGATTCCTGTAAACGGTAGTGCAAGCATCACTATTACCGTCCAGGACCGTGACCTGTACGAGGCAAACAAGACACAGTGCAGAAAGGATATTGAAGCATTTAACCAGTTAGTCTATGCAGCTGAGGACGAGCGTGTAACAGGAGGTACCGCAGATGAAACTGAAAAATAAAGATATATTAAATTTTGTTAATGGCTGTGCGTCCTTAAGGGAGAAGCGGCTGCCGGTAAAGCTTGGCTATGCAATCAAGAAGAACCTGGCAGCAGTCAGTGATGCAGCCAATGCCTATGATGCAGAGCGCCAGGAACTGCTTGAGAAATACGCAGCAAAAGGTGAAGATGGAAAGTTCCTGGTTGAGAACGGGCAGTATTCCATTGAGGACAAAGAGGGCTTTGCAAAAGACCTGGATGAGCTCCTGGCGATTGAGACAGAGGTTGGCATCCATACTGTTTCTGAGGAAGAGATTGAGAAATGTGACGATTCACGTTATGATGCCCTGACAGTGGCTGACCTGGAAACACTTGAGATCATGACTGAGTAGGAGGTGGTCCTGTGTATCAGTCTTCAGAAGCTTTTGGAAACCTGGTACTGCAGGATTCCCGAACTTTTAAAGCACTCATCACCTATGATGATGTATCCATAACAAATGCGAAAAGCTTTAAGTTTACTGGCGGAGCAGAAGGGGAGGATGATTTTTCCCTTGGCTCCACAGTGAGCCAGTACGTTACCATCACAATTCCGGATCCGGGAAAAGCCATTGAGGGGCATGAACTCCTGGTCCAGATCGGAATGGAAGTGAACGGTCTGGTGGAATACATCCCCATGGGATATTTCACGCCAGGAAAACCATCCAGAAATGAAGAACAGATTGAGTTTACGGCCTATGACCGGATGATAAAAACAGAGCGTACATTCTCTATGGACGGAGACAATACGGATACGGTGGCTGTTCTGAAAAGGATCCAGGAAATCACAGGGGTGATGGTCATAACAGATGGTCTTTCCGGCATTTCCATGAAAGTTCCGAAAGGTTACAGCTGCAGGGAGGTCCTTTCTTACGCAGCACAGCTTCATGGCTGTTTTGCGGTATGTAACAGAAACGGACAGATTGAACTGCACAGCTACGTGGACAGCGGTTATACGGTCAGCACCGGCAGATACTGGGATTCTTTTGAACATAACGATTACCTGTTCCAGGTGGAAAAGCTTACCTGCTACACTGGCCAGGACGAAGAGGGGAAAGATGTTTCTGTTTCATCCGGAGACGGGCCAAGGGCGGTAATCTTTTCCAATCCGTTTATGACACAGGATACCCTGGACAAAGTGATGGATTCCCTGAAAGGTTTTTCCTATATGCCTGGCTCCCTCCGGATGATGGGAGACCCACGGCTGGATCCGTGGGACGTCCTCACCGTGGAAGACAGAAAAGGGGGTTCCTACAAGGTCCCGCTGATGAAACTGGAAAGGGAGTATGATGGCGGTTTTACGGATTCTGTGGAGGCTGTGGGTTTATCAGAAGATGAAACAAATGCGAACTGGAAAGGTCCGACCACAAAAGAAATGGAACGGTATTATGCACAGCTGGTGATGATCGACCACGCAATGATCAATAAGCTGGATGTGGATACTGCCAATTTGAAATTTGCAACAATCCAGAATCTGAATGCGGTCAATGCGACGGTGCAGAACCTGGATGCAGAGTTTGGAAGCTTCAGGGATCTGACTGCTACAAATTTTACTGCCGCCAATGCAAAGATCAATATCCTGGATTCCGGTTATGCCAATATCAAAACGCTGCTTGCAGGTGGTGCCGGTGTGGGGGATCTGCAGAACATCCACCTTACCTCCCAGAATGCAGTGATTGACTCTGCACTGATCAGAACTGCAGTTATGCAGACGGTCTCAGTTGGGGATCTTTTAAGCGGTACCATTTCCACCAATAAATTTATGATCACATCTGATGATGGCGGGATTAAGATCCAGGGGGCAACCCAGCAATGGAGGGACTCAGACGGAACTGTCCGGATGCAGGCTGGCAGGGATGCAAACGGTGATTTTACCTTTTCCCTGTTCGATAAGACCGGAAAAGGGATTCTGCTGGATGCTACAGGTGTGAAGCCTGGAGCTATCGCAGATGGTCTGATCGTAAATAAGATGGTGGCAGATAACGCAGCTATTGCCGGCACTAAGCTGGATATCCCTTCAGTGGTGTCGGCTATCAATGGCAGTTCCCAGAGTATCAAGAGCAGCCGGATCTGGTTTGACGATCAGAACCAGAGCCTGAACCAGTTATACAGCCAGATGAATACCAACATTGTCAGTGCTTCTACGACTGCATCCAATGCCGCCAGTACCGCAAATGCTGCCAGCAATACTGCAAATGCAGCTTCTGACGCGGCGAAGAAAGCCCTGGACACTTTGTCCGGGATTTCCACCCTGGATGCAATCGGGGCTTCCCTGGACAATGACGCCCATGTGGTTCACACCTACACGGATGGTTCTGGTGGGGATTACAGCAGCTGTCATACCACTTTTTCCGTGTATCTGGGTGATACGGATGTTTCCGATCACATTGACCAGATTACGGTGAAAGCTTCTGAAGGTGTAAGCGGTACCTGGAACCCGAAAACCAGAACGTATCAGGTCACAGCAATGACTTCTGACAACGGCTACGTGGATATTTCGGGGCTTTACGGACTGGAAGGGAAAGTTCTCCTGGTCGGTGGAAAAGGGCTTGTTGTAGGCGGTAAAACGCTTGTTGTAAAGTCAATGGGCTCCTGGATCACCAAGAGATTTTCCATCAGCAAGGCAAAGGACGGAAAGATTGGTCTCAGTTATGACCTCAGAGTCAGCAGCCAGGTGATCCGGAAACAAAAGGACGGAAAGACTCTGGTTCCGGAAAGCGTGACTTTCTCAGCATTTAAGAATGACAATGGAATCATCAGCAGTTATTCCGGAATTTTTCAGATCGAGGAATCAAAAGATAATGGAAAGACCTATGTTTTGAAGTATGGTTCTTCATCTGCTGAGATCATGAAGATATACGCTCCCTCCGGAGCTGATGTGAACATGATCCGCTGTACTTTATATGATGCGTCCGGAGCTCAGAACCTGGATACCCAGACTGTCATGCTCCTGGCAGATGCGGAAGGGCTGGCTGATGATATCAAAGCCGCCCAGAACACCGCAGACCAGGCAAAAGCTACCATTGTCACGACAAACCAGAAAGTAGCTAACATTGAGACAAGCGTGGACGGTTTGAAGATGAATCTGTCCGAGATGACTACAGACCTTCACGGTCTGGTGGGAAATTCGCTTCTGTACAATGTCCGCTATCATGACAACGAAGACGGCACCACAACAGTGACTGCAGTTGTGTACCAGAATGGAAGAGAGGTCACAAAGAATTATCCGGCAGCATGGTTTTCCTGGCGTAAAAAGACTGAAAGCGGTGAGAGCTTCCTGGGATACGGCTACAGTATCAAAGTAAAGAATGAAGATTACATGTTTGGCGGTGTGGTGATCGGACGGTTTACCACATACAAGACTGCAGCACTCATAGTAGGCGGCAAACTCCTTGTGATTGGAGGGAAAGCTGTCAATCTGAATGTAGATGCGGTATAAAGAAAGGAGATTAAGCTATGGCATTACCAGCAGACGGCCAGAACGCAAACGGCCTCACAAAAGTAACACAGATTCCCACAGGGAAAGAATTAATGTTCATCGATCCCACCACGAATGAGGGTGGGATTATTACGTTGGAGGATTTGACGAAGCAGATTTTGAATGGGTTGACCTCTCAAATCTTCGCTCTGGATGCAGGGCAGAAGACGATAATCCAGGCATTGAACACACTAAATAGTGATATGGCTAATTCTGGAAAACGTATTTTTTCAAGGGTGCAGAATGCAGGAACGTTATCTTTCCCAATAAAAAATTATTCATG